AGCGACTAACCCCTGAGGCTGAGGATCTTGTTACTGGCACGATGAAGGGTGAGCAGTACGGTGTCAGCGTTTCCTCCGGGCTGAAGCCTAGCGAGCGTGCTGCTGCTGTTGCTGCTGGTCGCAGTGTTGATGATGAGATTGATGCTACGCCACGTTCCCTTTCCCAGGACGCTAACGGTGTTGAGCATGCGTTGCACTTGTCGCAGACCGCCGACAATGTTGCCTTGCCGACACTACGCGACTTTGAAGAGTTACGGTCGGGTCTTCGACGCGGTGCCGGTAACGTGGCAGGGTTCACGACTAACTGGTGGAGCGTACTAACCCTGTACGGTTTCCGTTTCGCTATGCGTAACGCTATTGAGGAAGTCGGCCTTTACTGGCTGACTGGCGGCAAACTCGCTGATCTTTACCGTGGTCGTAAACTTTCTCAAGCTATTCGTCGGGTTCGACCAGGCATCACGATCAAGAACATTGACGGAAAGCCTGTCCCTGAGTATAAGCCTAGCCTTGGCATGTTCGCTTCGCGGGCTAACCGGTTGTCTAACTGGATGAAGCATAAGGGTTTCCCTGAGTGGACTGCTGACCTTATTTTCCGTGGCATTAATAATAAGGAGTTGCTGGCAGCGAACGTCGCCTTAGCGCAAGGCAACACTAGCGCGTTCGCGGAACTTGCGATCAAGTCGCTTGGTACGCAGCGAGTGTTTGGGTTTGGCCCTCGCACGAGTGCGTTGCGTAAAGATGACGAGATTGCTTTCCGTTATCTTGCCGATTCGTTGCATGGTATTCAACTGTTGGATGAGATCGCTGAAGCGGGACGCTACATTAACAGTGGTGGTTTCCCTGCTTACGTGAACGCCACTCGGGGTGTCGGTGACGCGCCTCCTGGTGTGGAGTACGGTCGTATTCCTGAGCATCGCCTTGGTGATTACGGTAACGTAAAGCCAGTTAATCGTGACGCTAATCAGCGTAACGTTTTCGGCACGTCGTTTTGGTGGCGTGAACTGCAAACCACTATTGATGGTGACGGGCCGATTGGTGAAGCGGCTGTCTTGTATTTGACTGATCCGGTGCGGGCTAAGGCTGAGATCGCTAGGATTATCCGCGAGGACACAGAGTTCCGTTACAAGCAGCGTTTTTCACGTTTGCGTAGCGATGGTGACATTGACCAGTTTGCTGACGATTATTTTGAGAATGTGTTTCAGCATTTCACTAAGGGCGATGGCACACTAAACCTTGACCTTCGCGCCACGTTCCTTGACGTGGACGACGAGGGTAAGCAAATTGTTTCGTGGTGGAAGGTAGCCGACGAAGAAACCGGCACAATGACACCCCGACTTTCCAGCAGTGACTTGACAGATATAGCGACTAAAGATCGACCTGATTACATTTTCGGTCGTGACGTTATTTTTGAACCATACATCCCCATGCCGTTGAACGAGGCTTCAATGCTCACGCCGGATCGCATGTATGGTTGGATGGGTGCCCAGAACGCACGCATCAGTCGTGAACCAGTGTTCCTTGGGAACTACGTTGACCAGTTTAGTCAAACCAGTGAAGCTCGCCGCATGTTTGCTATGTCTATGGCTAAGCGTCGCCGGGGTGAGGACGCGGTTCCGACTGAGGAAGAAATTGAGTTGGCTAACAAAGTGTACGCCAACGTGTCAATGGACAATGCGTTCAACCTAACTTTGTCTTACGTTGATAACCCAGCGAACCGATCTAATCTTGCGTGGAAGGCCCGCAACATTTCACGGTATTACCGTGCAAGTGAGGACTTCTATCGTCGCATTAAGCGAGTGGCTAAGAATAACCCTGAAGCGATTTGGAAGGGTGCCCTAACTTACCAGTTGCTTGGCGACTACGGTTTCACGTACCGTGACGATAACGGCGAAATGTACTTCGCCTATCCAGGTAATCAGCAGTTGCAGGCTTCGGTAAGCAAGATTGCCGGTGAATTGTTCGGTTTGCCAATGGGTCAATACGTTGACCTTGCACCGTTCAGCATCAATGGTCGATTGCTAGGTGTCGCACCTTCCACAGACCCGAATCAGGCTCTGCCTTCCCTCATGGGTCCGTTGACTGCACCACTAGCAGCCATCTATGGTGCGTTCCCGACTCTTGCTGGTTTGCGTGCAATCACGTTAGGGCCGTACAGTCAAACAACAGGTAACCCTCTCGCAGATGCTTTTGAGGCATTGATACCTGCGGGTGTTGCCCGTGTGCTTCGCGGATCTGACCCGGAGTGGGTTGATACGCAGATCGCTCAGGCCGGTATTGACACTATTGCTTTGATGACTGCCGAGGGCATGCTTGACGAGTACACTGTTAACGGTGAACCGTTGACGGACGCTGAAGGTAAAGTCATTGAACCTTCTTTGGTGACACCTCAACAGTTCAAGCAAACTGACCAGTATCAGGCTTCGCAGCAGATGGCAGCTATTGTTGTTATCGCTAAGATCGCTGGTGGTTTTACTGTCCCGGCTGCCCCACAGATCGGATTGAATACTGCTTCCGATTTTGCTAAGCAGTACGGCATTGATTCTATGGATGACGGCTTCCGGGATATCTTGGAGAAGAATCAGGATGCTGTTAACCCGATGGAGACTTCTCTTGCTGAGTGGTTTAGGTTGAAGGCTCCATCGATGCGTAAGGATAGCCCGTATTCTTCGTGGGATACGATGCTTCCTTTCACTATCAGTAGTTACAAGGAAGATCCTGCTGGTGGTACGCGGGCTTTGGCGCGTGTGCAGGCCACGGATCAACTTCTCGGTTGGATGCGTGATGACCGCACTAAGGACTTGGAGAGCAAGTACAATGATGTGTATTTGTTCCTTGCACCTAGGGCTGGCGAGTTCAATTGGGAGTCGTGGAACATCCTGAAAAACGTTTTGAAGACTCGCGTGTTGAAGTCTGAGGATGAGCGTATCAGTGACTTGTTTGCGATTGTTGGGCAGGTTAACGAGAACGAGATTAAGAATTACTACGAGTCTGAGCTTTCTAAGGCTCCGAATCCTGATCGTGCTGAGCAGTTAACGGAGGAAATGGAGGCGCAGATTCGTTTGAATCGTGACGCTAACCCGTATCTGCAACGTGCTAAGGAAACCCAGAATCCGGTGTTTATTGATACGAACATTAATACTGTTTTGTATCGAACCCGTGACATGCTCAATTATGTTGAAGAAGAGTATGGTTCTTTGAATGATGATGAGCAGATGATTCGTAACGCTATTGAAGTTTACCAGTATTACAAGGGTAAGACGAATGGTTTGCAGGGCACTGGTTCTCAGAGGCAAACACAGAAGCGTAGGATTCTTGCGGAAATGGAGTCACAGTTGGCGTTGATTAAGGCTGAGTCTGCTAATGCGGATCAGTTTATTAGTGCCGTGATTGAGCAAGATCCTGATTATACTTTCGGAGTTGAGTGATGCCAGCGTATTGCGGTTCTAAGTTTTATTCTAATTTGAACAAGGGCGATGCCTGCCCTACTGGTGGTGTGGCTACTTTCTCCCCGAATGGCACTAATGAACCGGAGGCTGCTTCCGCAATTGGTGAGGCTTCTAGCCTTACGCCTACAGTTCAATGGAATGTAAACAACAGTCCCGTTAAAGTTAAGCGTCCTGGTGCTTCGTACAGTGGCGGTATCCCTGCTGGTGAAGTTGAAACAACTATTCCGTACTACGAGGCGCAACAGATCGCTAACGAGTTACGCGGTCAAGGCGGCAAAAAGTACGACGATTTTGTTAATAAACTTCGCGGCTACACTGGCAGTGAGCTGGGTACCGTTGGTGGCGTTGATACCGCGTGGAACACTGTTTTGACGGATGCCTATAGTGCCGGTGTTAATGCTTTTGATTTGCTAGATCGTGGCCCTAGCATGATTGATAAAGAAACACCTGGAGCCGGTGTGGGTGGCGGTGGAGTGGGTGCCTACACTGGTCCTCGCACTACTACTTCCGTTTCGGTAACAGCTAAGGAAGATGTTGAGCGAACCTTAAACACGTTTGCCGTTGACATGCTGGGTCGAAACCTTACCGATGATGAGTTGAATAAGTACACGGCGCAGTACCGTGAGAAGGAGATGGGTGCCCCTCAGGTAACTACCACTACTCCTCGCGGTCCTGCCGCTACTACTAGCGTAACTGAGCAAACTGTTTCTCGTGAGACTATCGCTCAGAATATCTTGCAGGATAATCCGATGTTTGCGGATAATGTTATTAAGACTGATGTTCTTGACATGTTCTTTAATCGGTTAGGTGGTGCGTCTAGTGGCTCCTAAGGATAAGGCCGCACGGCGCGAGGAGAAGAAGCGTCAAGAAAGTATCGCATCAACTATCGCCAAGTATTCGTACTTTAAGTTGCTTGTTGAAACTAACCCTGACCTTGCTGGTTTTTTTGAGGAAATCAAGAAGGTTATTAACGCTAGTCCTACGGGTACTATTACTCAGGATGAGTTTAATAATCTTACTCGCGGGTATGACTGGTTTGAGCGTTACGATTCGGACCAGCAGCAGGCTGAGATTGCTAAGGCTCTTGACAAGCAGAATAACACTAATCTGTATGAAGAGTCCATCAAGGACAACAAAACCAATATTGCTTATACTGCCCGTCAGAAGGGCGTCGAGCTTGATGATGCTACGTTAACTGAACTTGCTGAACTTGCTCGGTTCAATAACTGGTCTGCCGTTGAGATTGATAACGCTATCGGTCAAGAGGTTGTTGATCTTATCTCTGCTGGCGGCACCGCTACTGGTGCTGCCGGTAAGATACAGAACGATCTTCAGCAGTGGGCCGCTAGTAATGGTTTGAATCTTACCAACGCTGAGGTTGCCCGTTACGTTGAGTCGGGTGCTTTTGGTGGTCGTGACTTGGAGAGTATTAAGCAGGATATTCGAAAGACTTATCTTGCTGGTGCGTATCCGGCGTGGTCTGATCGTATTGCTGCTGGTGCTGATCCTGCTGATATTGCTGCTCCGTATCGTAAGCGTATCGCTTCGCTGCTGGAGCTTGATGAGGAGCAGGTTGGTTTTGATGATGGTTTGTTGCAGCGTGGGTTGCAGTCGGTTGGCCCGGATGGTAAGCCTCGTGTGATGCCGTTGTATGAGTTTGAGCAGGAGATCCGTAAAGATCCTCGTTGGCAGACGACGGATAATGCGTATAAGACGTACACGGATGTGGGTACTGATTTGTTGAAGATGTTTGGGTTCCGGTGATCTGAATGAGCCAATACGTTGAAAATCTTCAGCGATCCATAGAGGAACATCAAAGAATCATTGACGCTGGTTTGCCCGAGGCGGCCCAAGCGCAGCAGATCATCAATCAACAACAGGCCGAAATTGCTCGCGTTCAATCCTCCGGTGGTGGGGGTGGAGGTGGAGGAGGCGGTGATGGCCTCAGTGCTTACGAGCTGGAACTTCTTAAGCGTGATAAGGATGCACGCGATGCTGCTGCCCGAGAGCAACGCGAGACTGCTTCGTCGTTTCTTCGCGGTGTTCTTGAACAGTACAACATGGGTGCGCTTGCTTCTCAGGTTGAGTCTTTAATTGGTCAGTGGGGAACTAACACCACTGTTATTGCTGAGCGTCTTCGTCAGACGGAACCTTACAAGCAACGCTTTAAGGGTCTGCTTGGTTTGCAGCAGCGTGGGATTACGGATGTCCGTAACGAAGCTGAGTATCTGGAACTTGAAACGGATTACCGTCAGGTGTTCCGTGAGGCTGGACTTCGTGACTATCTTGGTACTTCGGGTACTCAGTCGGAGTATGACGCTATCGCCCGTATCGTCGGTGACTTCTCATTGTCGGTTAATGAGGTTCGGGATCGTGTGACGGATGCTCAGCGTGTGGTTGCTGAGACTCCGCAGGAGGTGCGGGATAGCCTGCAACGCTTCTACGGTATTGACCCGTCTTTGTTGACGCAGTATGTGCTTGACCCGGATAACACTTCAACGGAGATTCAGCGTCGCGCTAATGCCGCTATTGTGGGTGGTTACGCGGAGCGTGCTGGTCTTGAGTTCGGTGCGGGTGTGTCGGAGCGTATCGGTGAGTTCCTTGGTGGCGAGCGTGACATTCGTGGTACGCAGATTGAGCCGCAACTTACGGAGATCGCGGATATTCAACGTAGCACTCAGCGTCTTGCGGAGATTGAGCAAAGCGATCTTAGTGCGGAAACTTCAGCGTTGTCTGCCTTGAACCTTGACCAAGAAGCCAAGGATAGGGTCCGCACGTTGCAGTCCCGTGAACGCGCCAGGTTCTCTGGCCGTTCCGGTATTAGGACTAGCTCTCTCTCAGAGGGTCCTAGCATATAACTGAATAAGGGCGTGCCTTGGTGAGAGGCATCCATTCATTACCCACGATGGTGGGCGAATGGCTCTGTCTAACAGTGGTTCGATTCCACTCACGTCCACTCCCAACCAGACCGACCGGCCCTGGTGGTGCATAGAGTCCGGTAGTTACAGCCATCATCTTCTTCCCCGGTTGATGATGTGGGTAGCGATTCACCTATATGAATAGTAAGGGAGTTACTATGTCTGAGTACGAGTGGGACGACGACGATCTCGATACAAACAACGATAGCAACGCGATGAAAGAACTTCGTAAAGCCTACAAGAAGTTGCAGGCTGAGAAGAAGGAAATCGCGGAGCAGTTGGAGAGCATGCAATCGTCGCTTCGTGAACGCTCCGTCAAGGACGTTATCGCGTCCAAGGGTCTACCTGAGAAGGTTGCAGCGTTGATCCCGAAGGATGCGACCACCTCGGAAGAGGTGGAGGCTTGGATCTCTGAATACGGTGACGTGTTCGGTATCCAGACCGAAGAGGCTGAACAGCCTGAACAGCAAGGACAGGTTGATCCTGAGCTTGCTGCGTTGAACCGGATTTCGCAAACGCAATCTTCCGGTCAACCTTTTAGTAATGACCCCGATCAGTTGGCTAGTTTGATTAATGCCGCTGATAATCCGGAGGCTCTTAACAAGTTGCTTTTCGGTACCACTTCGGGGCCGCAGGCTATTTAGCCTCGCAAGTAACATTAACTACTATTCACCTAAGGAGGTGAAACACTACTATGCCTAACGCTTACACTAGCACTAGCGCCATGGCTGGTCTTGTACAGGCAGCATACGACCGTTACGTTGAGTTCGCTCTCCGTTCACAGCCGTTGTTCCGCAACCTCGCGGATAAGCGTCCTGTGCAGCAGGCTATGCCGGGTTCTTCGGTGGTGTTCTCGCTCTATCAGGATCTCGCCGCTGCGACCAGCACTCTCACTGAGACTGTTGACCCGGATGCGGTTGCGATCTCGGACGTGAACACTGTGTCGGTTACTCTGAACGAGTACGGCAACACTGTCCTGAACACCCGCAAGCTGGGCGAGTTCGCTTTCTCGGACGTTGATCCGGCTGTCGCTAACATCGTTGCTTACAACCTCGCTGATTCTATCGATCAGGTTGTTGTGAACACTCTGATTGGTGGCACGAACGTGATCTACGCTGGCGGCAAGACCGCCACTTCGGGGATCACCGCGTCGGACACGCTTGACAACGCTGACATCCGTAAGGCTGTCGCTAAGTTGCGTGCCGCGAACGCTGTCCCGCGTGAGGGTATGCTGTATGCCGCTTACATTCACCCTGAGGTCGCGCATGATCTGCGTGGCGAAACGGGTGCGTTGGCGTTCGAGGATATCCGTAAGTACACGGACCCGAATGTGGGTAACATCCTGAACCAGGTTACTGGTGTTCTGGGTGGCGCGTACTTCGTGGAGACTCCGCGTGCGTACAGTGCGACTGATGGTGCTTCTTCTGCGAAGAACTACCGCACGATCATCGCTGGTCAGCAGGCTCTCGCTGAGGCGACTGCTGTTGAGCCGGGTGTCGTTATCGGCCCGGTTGTTGACAAGTTGATGCGTTTCCGGCCTATCGGTTGGTACTCGCTCCAAGGCTGGAGCCTGTACCGCCAGGAGGCTCTGTACCGGATTGAGTCCGGTTCGTCCATCGCTTAGTTGATGGTGTGGGGGCCGCATCATATTGTGGGTGCGGCCTCCACTTCAACCCCAAGTTTTTTCTATAGATAAGGATTCAGCGTGGCTGACAATCTTCCTGATATTATTGAGAATCAGTTGCTTGATGCGCTGGTGGGTACGTCCTCGTACTCTGTCACCACGCCGATCAAGCTTGCTCTTGTGACTGCGAATGGTTCGGATTCGGCTGCTGGCACTGAGGTGACTGGTGGTTCGTATGCTCGTCAAACTATTGCGTTTGACGCTGCTTCGAGTGGTTCGATTGACAACAATGCCGCTATCTCGTTCACGGGTATGCCTTCGTGCACGGTGGTTGGTATTGAGATTTATGACAATGCTGGTTCGCCTAAGCGTCTTGCGTATGGCCCGTTGACGGCTTCTCGCACTGTGACTTCCGGCGATACTGTTCAGTTCGCTTCGGGTGCGATTACTCTTAGCTTGTCCTAATGTTGGATATTTCGGAGCCGATTGTTTTCCTTCTGGGGTCGCCCCAGTTGTTGTCTGCGTCTGCCGGGTTGTCGGGTGACGGGGAGTTAACGTCTGCTGCGAATATCACGGCTCTGGCTGAGTCGGATCTTTCGGCTGATGGGGCTTTGACCGCTGACGGTGTGGGCGTTTTGTTCGCTTCGTCCAGTATGTCGGCTGAGTTTACGTTGTCGGTGGCTGCGAATATCGCTGCTGCTGCCGCTAGCCTCGTGGTCGGGTCATCTAACCTTGAGGCTACGTCTACGAGGGTTCAGTTCGCAACAGCCCGAAACATGCCTCTAGAGGTCATAGGGACGTTTACAGCCCTGATTGGTCACCCGGTACAGCCTCGTGCTTTCGTGGCCTCCAGCAGCCTCACAGCGACGATTTACACTAATCCTCGATTGCTGGTGCTGCCGACCGTGGAGTACGCCTACACAGACAACGTGCTACTGGAGCGTTACCCCATTGACAATGGCCGGAGTTTACTGATAACATCCGGGGTGGGTGAGATAGGTGACTTCTTCGCCCAAGAACAGATCCGGTTGGCTGACCACTATTTCGGTGGTGGTCGTCGCCACGAGTTAAACCCAACGGAAGAAGCCGCTGTCGTAGCGGCGGGATATGGTGATCTCATTGTCACAGAGTTTCTGTCGTAGCGGCTGCAAGACGCAAAACCACTCCTCTTATTCGGAGTGCCTGCGTGCAGCGAACCCGACCATCAGCTCAACCACGGGCAGCAATCTTGCTTACATGTGGGATAAGACGAAGAAGGATCTATCTGCTTACCGTACTGCTCGCGCTAACGGTATCCAACCTGAAGGAACTAGTGTTGAAAAGGTCCGTTCGGCTGAGGCTGCAACTCGTCGCTTGGGTCGTCCGTATGATGCAAATACTGACCCCCCGGCAAATATGATCGTGAATAAGAATTCTGCCCGTTTTGTGAATGCGAGTGATTAATGAGTACGTTTAGCCAAATGGTTGACCAGACACTCATGCACTTGCATGGGTACACGACGGTCCAGGATATTGCCACATACTTGACTGCTGACTTGTCTGCGTCTGCCACTACTTTAACGATTAACGATACTACGGCTATCAGTCGTGGTGTTGTGGAGATCGGTGACGAGCTGATCTGGGTGGATAACGTGAACACGACGACGGGTGCTATCACTGTCCCGCCTTATGGTCGTGGGTATCGTGGCACTACTGCTGTGGCCCATTCGACTGGTGACCGGGTTGTGTCGTCCCCGTTGTTCCCTCGAAAGATTGTGACGGACACGATCAATGAGGCTATCCGGTCGGTGTACCCGGAGTTGTTCGCGGTCGGTGAGACTACGATCAACTATCAACCATCCATTAACACGTACTCTCTACCTGAGGGTGCGTTGGACATTATCCAGATTTCGTGGCAAACTACTGGCCCGTCGAAGGAGTGGCTGCCTATCCGTCGTATGAGGGTGGATAAGCACGCCGCTTCTGCCGCGTTTAGCACTGGCGTGTCGTTCAGTGTGTATGACCATATCGTTCCGGGTCGGCCTATGCGGATCGTGTACACGAAGGAACCGTCTGCTTTGGTGAATGCGTCTGATGAGTTTACGACGGTGACGGGGTTACCTCGTTCGTGTGAGGATCTGATTCGCTTGGGTGCTTCGTACCGTCTGGTTCCGTTCTTTGATTCACCACATTTGAGTGGTTCTAGTGCTGAGGCTGATTTCTCTAGTCAGCAGCGTGGCACTGGTTCGTCAGCTCAGTTGTCTCGATACTTGCTGCAAATGTACCAACTTCGCCTTGCGGAAGAGGTGAAGGGTTTGCAGCATGTGTACCCTAATCGCAGTTACTACACCCGATAAGTAAGGAAAATTAGATGGCACGTAGGTATTACTCTTCTACTGCTGCCCGGACCACGTTGGCTTCGGGTGTTGATGATAGCACCACGACGTTGAGTGTGGTCGCTGTTAGCGGTTGGCCTGCCTCCTACCCGTACACGCTGATTTTGGATCAGGATACGGTGAATGAGGAAATCGTTGAGGTGTCTGCCCGGTCTGGGACGACGTTGACGGTGACTCGTGGCGTGGATGGCACGTCTGCTACGGCGCATGATGCTGGTGCGGCTGTGAATCATGGTGTGTCTGCTCGTGACTTTGATGAGCCTAATGAGTTCATTAATGGTACGGGTGTGGTCACTGAGACTCTGCTGGCTTCTGATTCGGTTACGTCTGCGAAGATCGTGGATGGCACGATTGTGAACGCCGATATCAATGCTTCTGCTGCTATCGCGCAGTCAAAGATCGACAGTCTGACTAGCGATCTTGCGTCAAAAGTGGACTATGCGTTGCCGGTGAACGCGCAGACCGGCACGACCTACACTTTCGTTCTTGCTGATGCGGAGAAACTGACGACGGCATCTAACGCGGCAGCGGTCACGTTGACTATCCCGCCGCAGTCGTCCGTAACG